ATGAAATTCCTTGACCTTCTCTCTTTATCATTTTATACTATACCCGAATTCCTTTGCTTTATAAAAATTCTACCAATAATCTTCCTACTCATTGAGCCTACTTCTTTCACACTCTTCAATTATTTCAAATGTAAAATTTTCAACTCCAAATTGTTTCATAGCAGGATAAAGTTTATTATTAATTGGAGTTTCTGCCCCAATTCCTCTTTTAATATGTGTTTTCCAACGATCTGCAATATTTACAGCCTATCCGACATAACACATCTAATTTTCAATATTCGTTATTTTATAAATACCAGTATGAATACCAGTACCCACTACACGACCAATAAGATCAGTATAAGGTTTCTCATAATAAACTTTCCAAATAACTTTATTTAATGGTTCTGGATTTCTTAAATAAGGAGTAATTTCTCTTAACTTCATAATTTCAGAAATATCTTCATCAGTTAAACAAAGTCTATAAAAATCTTTCTAATTTGCTGCTTCAAATATTCTTTTATTTTCTTCAACCGCGCAATCCACTTTAGATTGTTCATGGTCAAGAATCATTTTTAAATCATGAATTTTATCCTGTTCTTCAATTATTTGAAGGTTGTATTCACTAATAATATCTTCAGCAGCCTAATTATATTCTTTTATAAAAGCATTAAAAGTTTCTTCTTTTATTTGTTCTATTTCTTTTAACTTATTTTCAAGTTCATTTTCAGCAGTTTTAAAACACTGTCTTTTATATTTTTCAGCAGCTTCCTAAGCATCATTTTGTTGCTTTAATAAATAATCAGCCCAAAATTTTGCCGTTTTTTCATTCTCTTCAAGAGCTTCTTTATTTATTTTTAATTGCTCTTTTTGCCATTCAATTTCTTTATTTAATTGATCTCTTTGTTTCCAAAGATTATCATTTGATTTTTGAGTAAATTCATCAATTTTCTAAGTAGCTTTTAGCTTGGGTCTAAGATATAAATAGCACCCCAGGCTACTACCCAAGCAAATTAGAATATAAAATAGAATTTGATTCATAATTCAAAAAATGGGAGTAGATTTACATCTACCCCCAAACTATATCATATCTTATAAATTATTCCTCTTCAGCATCAGGATCGAAAGCCATGCCTGCTGGGGTCAGGGACAGAAGCTTAACTGCCTTATGGGTTCCATCCTCAAGCTCAACCTCAGCTGGTGTACGAACACCAAGGCCCTTGCGCTGAATAGCAGAAGTAAAAATACCATCAACAGATCTCTTCTCAAGACCAAGTGCTGCAGCAACATCAGCTGCGGTCAGATCTGTACCATTATTAGCCTTCAAATACTCAAATACTTTTCTTGAATTTTCTTTCATCTTTGCCATGATTGTAATCTCCTTTAGATTAAAAAATTTTTTTGTTTTGTTTTTTGTAATTTGATTATATCATAAAAAAAATAAATAGTCAAGAACTTTTTTCTTTTATTTCATTTTGTATCAATTCATCTAATATCATTATGTCTTCCAAGGAGGTAATCCGGCTACTCAATTTCATTATTTTCTGTTTCAATTCTCTTTTTCTCTCCGGATCGCTAGACTTTTGAAGATCAATTTCGGCTTGCGCTATCTGGGAAGCCACATTTTTAAGTTCTTTTTTCTTCATTTTTTCTATTCCTTTTTTATTACATTTTTATAATATCATTTTTTTATTTTTTAGTCAATAAACTGCGCTTTAAAATCAGCTTCAGTAATGATTGGAATCCCGTATTCTTTAGCACTTTTATTCTTACTAGAATCCGAATTTATATCATTATTGATTAGATAATCTGTTCGTTTACTGATACTACCAGTTACTTTACCGCCACGATCTTCAATAGCTTTTTGTAATTCATTTCTATTTTTAAATTCAGTCAAGCGGCCAGTAATTACAATAGTTTTTCCATTAAGAGTTAAAGATACATCTTCTTTTTCCTCTTGGATAATAGTTAAATATTCATAAATTTTATTTGCTTCAGTAAAATCATAATTCCATAAAGCTTCAGTTTTACTTTCTGCAAAACCATCCCATTTCATAAAATCAAAATGAGTTAAACATTTATTTCTAAATTCTTCATAATCTTTAATTTTTGTACAAATATCTTTTGATACTGTACTACCAATTAATGGTATTCCAAGAGCAGAAATAAATTTATCTAATGTTGTAGTTTTAGCTTGCTCGATTGCATTTAAAATATTGGCTACTGACTTTGCGCCGAAACCTGGCTTTTTACCCCATTCCATTTTATAATTATGAAGCTCAAAAATATCATGCAAATCATGAAGCCAATCCCACTCAAGAAGTTTTTCTATTGTAGCCTTAGAAAGTCCTTTTATATCAAGACCTTTTTTTCCTACAAAATGATCAAATTGATTTATAATTTTTCCTGCACAATTAGGATTCGGACAATATAATTCTTTTACATCGCCATTAGCTTTAATTTTAACTTCTTCTCCACAAATAGGACATTTTTCTGGAAGTGGAATAATATGATCGGGTTTTTCATTTGCTCTTTCTGCTTTAGAAATTTGCGGAATTATCATGTTGGCTTTAAACACTTGAACCTCTTGTCCAACAAAAGGAATGCCAAGTAATTCTTCCATAACACTAAGATTATGAAGACTTGCTCTACTTACAGAAGATCCATCCATTTCAATAGGTTTAAAAATTGCAACAGGAGTTAAAACCCCAGTACGGCCCATCGTCCAATCTATATCTTCAAGAGTTGAAGAAAATAATTCATCATAAAATTTATATGCAAGTGCATTTTTAAAATGATGAGTAGTTTGCCCTAAAGATTTTCCATATTCAATATTATCAAACTTAAATACAATTCCATCAATAGGATAACTTTTTACTCTTGCTTGATCTTTAATATTATCAATGACTTCTTGAATATTGAAACTAAAACTAGTAGGAACAACTTCAAATCCTAATTCCTCAAGTTTTTGTAATCTATTAGAAAATAATTCTAAATCTTCAAACCCCTTAATCATATCCCAAGCAATAAATTTAAGATTTCGTTTTGCACATTCTTGAGAATTAAGAAGTCTAATACTTCCTGCGGCAAAATTTCTTGGATTTTTAAACCATCCTGCAAAATTATTAAAATTATCGTAAGTGGAAATTATTTCTCCATCAACAACTAACTCATCTTTATAATCAATTTTCTTAGGAATATTATTTACAACGAGAGCATTATGAAAAATATTTTCACCTACAACTCCATCTCCACGAGTTTCTGCAGATGTTAATTTACCATCAACATATCTTAAAGAACAGGTTAACCCGTCCATTTTTGCCATTGCGACGTAATCTTGATCGTTTAAAAAAGTTAAAACATCAAATAAATCTTTTGTTTTATCAAGAGAAAGCATTGGATGATTATGCTCAACCTTTTCCAATTTATCAACTATTTGATAAGTTTGTCCCATTGGTAAAACTCTCTGAGTTGGAGAATTCGGGAATATAATCCCAGAATTATCCTCCAACACTTTAAGTTCGAAATATTTTTTATCCCATTCGGCATCCGATACAGTAGGATGCCCCTCTTCATATTCTTTTGTGCGAGCATTTAACCAGCTAACTAACCCTGATACTTTATTAAAATCATCTGTCATATTTTTCTCCTTATACTTTAGATACTGCTTGCACTACAGAACCTTTTATTAATGTATTACCAGTTGCGGCTCGACTTGCCTTGGGAATATCCTCGGCAGCAATGCATATGGAGTTTGTTGTTCCGGCAATTAAAACAAAATCTCCATCAGAAATTAAACTTCCTCCAACTAAATATCCATTAGCATTCCCGCATTTATAAACCAAGAGTCCTTTTCCTCCCCTAGCCTGATCTGGTAATTCTTCAACAGCTATGGTCTTTCCAAGTCCTGAGGACGCGAAGATTCCCAATCTATCTTTGGGATCTCTACGACACAATGCTGAAACAACAATATCGCCTTCATTTAAGTTGATTCCTTTTACTCCTACAGTATTTCTTCCAGTTGCTGAAATTTGTTTACTGTTAAATCTTATACCATATCCATCTTTGGTAAGAAGAATAATATCTTCATCATTTACAAGCTGAACGGCGACTAACTCATCACCTTCACGAAGTTTAATTGAAGAAATACCAGTTTTACGTTTTGTTTCTGTATATTCTGAAAGTTCTGTCTTTTTAACTATACCATTTTTAGTAATAAACATGATATATTTAGGTGTATTTTCCTGCTTATATAATGAATAGATAAGACTCGGCTCTTCGTCCATATCCATTGCAATAAGAGATTTAATAGATTGCCCCTTACTTACATTTGTTCCTTCTGGAATTTGATCAACAATAAGACGATACATCTTACCTTTTGTTGTAAATACCATAAGAGAATCAACTGTATTTGTTCTAATAAGTGCTGAAGTAATATCTCCTTCAGTTTTTACACCTTTGCCATTTCTTCTTTGCGCTCTAAAACTATTATGAGGAATACGTTTAATTAAACCATCTTTACTCATTACGACTACACATTTTTCAGGTTCAATATAAACTTCTTCTTCTTTTACAGGCTCAATATAAGTAATGGTTGTTCTACGAGCATCTCCATATTTATTTTTTAAACTCTCAAAAAGTTTCTTTAATTCCGGATAAGGATTTTCACAAATGAGAGTTAATTTTTCCATCTCAACAAGAAGGGCATCATACTCTTTTTGAATTTCAATTCTTTCAAGATTAGCTAATTTTGCTAATTTCATATCAAGAATTGCTTTTACTTGTGGGTCACTAAATCCATATTTGATTTGAAGAGCTTCTTTCGCTTTTGCAGCACTTTCAGACCCCTTAATCATTGCAATAATATTATCAATATCTTCAAGTGCTTTTAGAAGTCCTTTAAGAACATGCGCTCTTTCAGTTGCCTTTTTTAACTCAAACATACACTTTCTTACAAGAACATCTCTTTGATGCTCTATATAATTTTCAAGTAGCTGTTTAAGATTTAAAAGGCGAGGCTTTTTATCCACAAGGGCAACGTTATTAAATGAATATGTATCTTCAAGTTGCGTTTTTTTATATAACTTCGCAATAATCGGTTCCGCAGAGACCCCCTTCGCCAATTCGATGACAAAGCGAACGCCTTCGCTATTAGTCTCGTCTCGAATCGCTGAAATGCCGTTAATTTCTCCGGTTTCGCATAACTGATCAATATCCACGATAAGTTTCTCTTTGGATACTTTATACGGTATGCTATAAAATACGATTTTATCGCCGAATTTGTCTGATTCGATTCGATACTCCGCACGAACTCTTGCACGTCCTTTTCCTGTAGCATATGCGTCAAATAACTCATTTTTATTTACTAAAAGTCCTCCTGTCGGGAAATCTGGGCCAGTAATGAAATTTAGAAGATCTTTTATGCTACAATCTGGATTATCAATCATATGAATTGCTGCATCCATAACCTCATTAAGATTATGTGGAGCGAAACTACATGCCATTCCAACAGCAATACCAGTTGTTCCATTTATTAAAAGATTAGGTAACTTACCAGGAAGATAAACAGGCTCCTGTTCTTCATCTGTATAAGCATTTACCCAATCAACTGTATTCTTTTTAATATCTGCAAGCATCTCTTCACCCATTTTTGAGAGCTTACATTCTGTATATCTTTGTGCCGCAGGTTCATCACCATCCCTACTTCCATTATTACCATGAAAGTCAATCAATGGATAACGCATATTCCAAGGTTGAGATAACCATACTAATGCGCCATAAATAGAACTATCACCATGAGGGTGAAAACGTCCCATTGTATCTCCAACCGGCTGTGCGCACTTAACAAATTTCTTATTATTTGTAAATCCTTTATCGAGCATATCCCACAAAATTCTTCGTGCGACTGGCTTTAAACCATCTTCGGCACTAGGTAATGCTCGATCAGTTATTACACTAACACTATAGTCCAAAAAACTTTGAGTGACTTCATTCACTATTGGAGTCTGAATTATGTTCTCCATATAAGTCTCCTTCTGTCAACATATTTACTTCTTTTACTGTTTGTCTATCTTTTGCTCTTCTCGCCATTCCATCAGCTAATTCATTCCAAAAATCTCCTGCATGTCCTTTTACTTTTCGGAGATCAATCCTCCAGCCTTGTTGCCATAGATTATAATAAAGTTTTATTAAATCAAGGTTTTCCGGAGTTTTTCCATCTGATTTGGTCCAATCGTTATCAGCCCATCGAAACATCCAATCTGTCAAAGTATTTACTGCATATGCACTATCACTATATACTATTGGATATTCCTCTGGTTTAAGTAATCTTTGATTTTTTGAATCCCAACCAAATTTTACAAACACATGAATAATGGCTTTTAATTCTTCTCTATTATTTGTTGTTTCTGTATCTCCTGCAGAAAAGAAATAAAGACCTATACCATCAACGTGTCCAACTACGCCGAAGCCACCTGTAGACAACGTCGATCCATTGCCACTACAGGCGCCATCAACGTAAAATATCATTTTAAATCATCCTCCATAAGAGATTCGATTGTCATTCCGTCTAATTTAATCATAATATTATTTTGAGGAAACATTTCTGATAAATATTTACCCCATTGAGAAGCTACATCTATATCCACTTTATTAGGATCAATTGTTAAGAATATAGTTTCACCTTCTTCAGGTTTAAAAGCACTTAACATAACTTCTTTGTCAAATAACTTAACAGTTCTTTCTTCTTTAGACATCTACATTTGCCCTCCAAGCATTTTCTTCAATAAACTTTTTACGGGGGGTAACTGCTTGTCCCATAAGATCATTAAAAGTTTGAGCAACTTCTTGAAGATCATCCATCGTAATAAGTTTTAAAGTTCTTGTTTCTGGATTCATAACAGTTTCAGCCATTTCTGAAGGATCCATTTCACCAAGACCTTTCATTCGACCGAGTTCAAAACTTCTTGTACAGCTCTTTCTAAATTGCTCAAGCTCTCCCTCGTCTTTGAGATACTTGAATTTAGTGCCCATAGTTGCTTTATAAAGGGGTGGTACGGCAGCATAGATGTATCCTCTTTCAATAAGTTCTGGAGCGAATTTCCATATGAATGTAAGGAAGAGTACGCGTATGTGAGATCCATCTACATCTGCGTCAGCTGTGATAATAATTTTTCCGTATCGCAACTTATTTTCATCTACAATGACTTTGCCATCCTTTACCTCCAATCCAAATGCATCAATCATGGCACTAATTTCTGCATTTCCTAATGCTTTATGTAAATCTACCTTCAAAGTGTTAAGAATTTTACCTCTAACTGGCAAAACGGCCTGAGTAGTTCTATCTCTTGCTTCCTTAGTACTACCTGCAGCAGATTTACCCTCAACAATAAAAACTTCACATTTCTTTCTATCCCGAGAACTTGCATCAGCCAAAGTTCCTGGTAATACAGCTCTCTTTTTAACATCCTGTTTTCTAACTGTTTCTTTTGCTTTCTTGGCTTTTTCTCTTGCCGTTCGCGCAAGTAAAGCCTTATCAACAATAGCTTTTGCATCATTAGGATGTGTTTCAAACCAATTTTTAAGTTCCTGTGAAGTAAGACGTTGAACCATAGTTCTTGCTTCACTACTGGAAAGAACTTCTTTAGTCTGACCAGAAAATACAGGATCTGGCATAATAAAACTTAACACAAGAGTTAATCCTTCTTTAAGTTCTTCACCAGTAAGATTAGTGTCTTTATCTTTAAGGAGTTTTTTCTCTCTTGCATATTCATTAATAGTCTGAGTTAAAGCTGTTCTAAAACCAGTTAAATGAGTACCACCTGTATTTGGAATTGAGTTTGTATAAAGTTTATATGTATCGGAGTAACTATCATTATATTCCATAGCAATTTTAACTCCGATTCTATCTTCTACTTTTTCAGCGTAAAAAACAGAAGTTAAAACATTTTTTTTCTGATTTAAGTCTTTAATATAATCAAGAATACCATTCTGAGAAGTTATATCTTCAGATTCTTTATCTTTATATTTGAAATGGAAAACCAATCCAGGAGAGAGATAAGCTAATTCTTGTAAAGTTTTTCTTAAATCATTATAATCAAGTGTTATACCTTCTTTAAAAATTTCTTCATCAGGCATAAATTGAATTCTTGTTCCATGTTGATAATTATTTGTTGTCTGCCAATCTCTAGTAATAACTTCGCCAGAAAGCTTACCTCTTTGAAAACAAGCAATACAATTTTTGCCATCTCTTACAGAAGAAACATTAAAATAATATGAAAGAGCATTAGTAGCTTTTGCACCAACACCATTCATACCACCTGAAGTATTATATCCTGTTTTACCTTCACTATCGAATTTTGCGCCAGTATGTAATTTTGTAAAAATATTGACTAATGTTTCGCTGCCATCCTGCGCTTTTCCGAATGGAATGCCACGCCCATTATCAATAATATCAAGATCATCATCTTCACCGACAATAACTGAGCAACTTGTACAATAGCCATTTAAGTATTCATCTACGGCATTAGATATAATTTCAAGAGTAATTTGCTTAACGCCTTCGGGACCAGTGCTGCCGATATACATACCTGGTCTAAGACGAATAGCTTCAATACCCTCAAGGGTTTTTATATCTTCAACCCCATAATTCAATAAATCTTTTTTAGCCATTCATTAATCTCCACATTTTCTTGTAACAAAATTAATCTTTTTTTCTTCATATGAATATTATATAATATTTTCTTAATAAAATCAACTCAAAAAAGAAAAAGGCCCGACGTAACGTCGAGCCTTTTAATTATTTATTCAATTTTTTAACATAATTTAAAGAAATCCATCCAGCTCCAGATTTCAATTTACCCCAAGTACCAGATACATCTACGATAGTATAAACTCCTCTATCTGTAATTTGACCTACAATCTCTCCAGAAGTAGAAGGTTTCTTTCTTATATTCAAAACATCTGCTGTAACTTTTACTAAAAAGTTTTTAAAGATGTCTGGTTTTGTAGTTTTTTCTTTATATAAAGTCTCAAGAGCTCTTTTAGTAGTTGGGCCATATACTCCATCAATAGTTAATTTTTGTTCAGTCTGAAATTGTCTTAAAGCAGTAAGCGTAGCTGAACCAAATTGTCCATCAGCTCCCCAAGAACCACAATCGTAACCGCACATAATTAACATTGTTTGCATAGTTTTAACAGCGTCTCCAGAAGCGCCATATTGTAAAGCATTTTCAGCATCTTGATGAGAAGGTGTCATATTAGGAATAACTCCTGTTCTTGCTTTTATTCCAAGAGTTACATTAGTAGCAGTATGATGAACTTCATTTAAAAGAATATCTCCAGGTAATAAATAATCTGGAGAACCAAGATATTGACTACCTGTTAAAACTTGGAAACCTGCATTCATAAAAGCTTGTTTCATATTTCCTGTATAGGTAGCATTAATATCTTTTAATTTAGAAATACTCATTAAATATCCTACCGCTCTAACATTTGCAATAACACCAGCAGAGCAATCAGCTTCACAATTAGTAGTAATTTTTGCAGGGTTATAACCAGCTTTTGATAAACAAGACCAATAAGTATAACGTTCGCCTTGATCATAGCCCACATGATTATTCTCTGCGGCCGCGCATCCAAGTTCGGCAATTCTTATTCCTACTTTTGGATCAGGATATCTTAATACACAGTCCCAAGGACGATTATACCAAGCTCTCATAACCCATTCATTGCCACTTTGATCACCTGCAGCACCACCACTAATTCTACCTCTTTCATCTCCACCACTATTAGAAATATATTTTATTGAAGTCGAAATTAAATATTTTGCATATGAAGATTTTGCAGCCAATTCATAAACAGTATTTGCTTCTTGTTTTGCTTCTTCTTTAGCAACTTCTCCATATTTTTCATAATAACCTTGTCCATATCCTGCACGAAGTTTTTGAACTCCTTCTGAATTTTTTCCTGAAGGTGCTTCGAAATCAATTAAAATTTTATTTGAAGCTTCCAAAACAGATTTTGCAGATTGTAAAGTAGACCAAATAGATGGATAACTTTTTAATTCTTTTATAAGAAATTCAAGTTGCATTTCTAAATCTGCAATAGAAACTTGTTTTGAACGAGCATATTTTAATAACTCTTGTTTTCTTGTCCAGAATGTCCATTGAGCAAGACCATATCCTGCACTATCTCTAATAAAATTGCTATATGATCCACTATTTACTTTTGAAGTATAAGTTTCATCACTCATGCCAAGAGTTTTTTCATAAGTATCTTGTAGATTGTTTGGTTTTAAACCAGACTCTGCATAAAGATTTCCCATTAACCCTGCAGCTCCATATTTATTTTTTATCGCGCTATATAAATAGTTCCATATCTTCTCTTCGTTAGTTTTTCCAGTTAATGCCATATAAATCCTCCTTATAGAAAAAGCTGAGGATTAATCCTCAGCTTACATTTTATCAGCAATATTTGCTATTTGTGATCTATGTATTTTTTGTAATTTTATTTCGCCATATACATCAGAACCTCTAAATATTTTAGATGCACGTTTCATACCATTATAAAAATCTGCATACATAGGTAAATCAACCTGTGCATCAGTGTCACCATCAATAATGCATATGGAATCTTCTCCAATACGTTGAAGCGCAAGTTTCATCATATTAATATCAAGATTCTATGCTTCTGAAATGTACACTCCAGCTTTCATTCCAGTAGTGTCATAACCTCGAATATCGCTTAATGGTAATAATACAAGAGTTTCATCTTCAATTAATCTTTCAACTTCAACTCTACTTCCTATTTTACTTACAAGTAAATTACCAATTTGAGAATCAAGAAGTTTTTCATCTCTTGATCCAGGATAAAAACCTAATTTAGCAGAGTTTTTAGTTGCAACAGTATTACAAAAAATAACTATTTTATCTATATCTCCCTTCTCTAATTTATGGAATAAAAATCCAAGAGAAAGGAAAGTTTTACCAGAACCGGCCGGTCCAGTAATCATTGTTATTTTATTTTGGAATAAACTATCAACAGCTAATGCTTGATAAACATCGCCGGCATATGCTTTCATTTTCTTGCCGAAATGTTTAGAAGGAAAATCTGAATATCGAAGTTGTCTATATCCTTCTCCAGTCCAACATAATCTGTCAACAATTTCACCTTCAGTATTTCTAATAATTAGATATTCATTATTATATAATCCATAACAGTTAGTATCATGATTAGAATAAAATAATGCCATATCTTCTTCTGACATTTTAAGGTCTAAATAACCTACATAAGAGTTATCATCTACTTCAACGGAGATTATAGAATCTTCTCCAAAAAATAGATTAGCAATACGTTTTAAACTTAAATCATTAGTAACAAAGATAGTTTCATCAGGATGTCGGGTATTATCATAATCGACAGCTGTCATTAAAATTTTTATATCATTGTTAATTTCCAAATCCTTTTCTTTTGCAGCTTTCAACATGCTGTTTTTAAAAACATGAATATCATATTTTTCTGGATTTCGTTCTAACAGTTCAAGTAAAAATCTTACTGCTTGTTTTACTTCTGGATCTTTATCTGCCGATGTTTTAATATATTCTAATTCGCTTAAACAAATAGACGGAATTATAATATTTTTATAATCTTCAAATAAAGTATACGCTTCGAGTATTAAGCTACTAGTGTCAAATACATAATAATTTTTCATTCGTCATCCTCATCCTCTTCGTCGTTACTCTGAGAAGGAATATGAAAACCCATTGCAAAAGTGTGTTCTGGCTCTTTATTTAATTCCTCCTTATATTTTTCGATTGCTTCATTATATTTTGTCATTTCTACAGCTTGTTTTCCAAGAATTAATTGGAAAAATCCCTAAATAACTTCGCTTAGTCCTGACAATATAGGAAATATTATTTCATAGAATAATATACCAAAAAGAAAAAATTTTAATTCTTTCATCCGGTTCTCCTTTCTATTTTTAATTCCTATATAAGATGAAAAAAGTAAGGATTTTATTATTAAATTTTGGCCTAATTCCTTTCAGAACGATTCTTTCTTATTTTATTATAAAAATCTGCCTTATTCTACATATATTGATTAAGATTTGCTTTTTGTAAAGCTATTGTATTTTTAATAAATATTAAATCCTATTCATAATTTTTTATTTGTTGTTCTAACATTCTATATTCATAAGAATCTTTATTAAAATGTCTGCTTTGATTAATAGCATATTTTGCCTATTTAAGTGCAGCAAGTCCTGGCTTAATTTCATTATCACGAATTCCTTTAGACTATGCTATATGAGCACGATATTCTGCAATAGTAAGTCCTGTTTTTTCACTTTTCATATCTTGGTCTTCTTTACTGCACCAAGCAAAGCCTTGATAAATTTTACCATTGTCATGAATTGTACAAATTGACATTCCAATAGTGTCATTATATTCATAGGTTATTTTACCCATCATAACTCCTTTTTCTTTTTATTATACCATTAAAAATAAGTAAAATCAAAATTAGGCATTATTTACAAAAAAATTTGCTAACGCGATTTCTTTGGCGGCAACGGCCGCTAACGAGGTCAAAAAAAATGTCCAGCTCAAGATTCGCTGGACATATCAATTTGATTTATATAATTTTCTAAAGTTTTCTTCATATCGTCTTCAACAGCAAATGCAACTTTATCAAAATGTAAATCAGGTTCTTTAGGTTTTTGTCCCCATGCAAGCATTAATTCATAATAAATTTTCTCTTGTATATCATGATTTAATGCTTCTTCTACAGCATCTCGCCATTCATTAAATTTTCCCATTAAAGTAAATCTTTGCACTCCTTTACTTTCTTTTCCATATCATAAATGATCTGTTCCAAGGATACCAGCTCACACCCATGAGAATCCATGCCAACATGATACATAAAAGGATATTCGAGATAAAAATTTGTTTTCTGATGCGTATGTCCAAAAAGATTAAGTGTACACTGTCTTAGGGCCTCTTTTTCAAGATTAGATGTGATTGTCGGAAAATGACTCATGTAAAAATGATAGCCACCAAGTTTCTTTCGAAGCGCCCACTGTACATCTTCTACATTCCAACAATTTTTATACATCTCAATACGCTTATCAGTATCATGATTTCCTGCAATAATATGAATATGACCAGTAAGACGCTCAAGATAATGAATACCATTTTCTGGTCCAAGCATCACATCACCCAGATGATATACTTCATCATCAGGCTGCACAACCTCATTCCAACGCCGCACAATATATTCATTCATTTCATCACAAGAATTAAAACCTCGCGCCCTCCATACAAATTCTTTATTATGATTAAAATGAGTATCAGAAGTAAACCAAATCATTTATTCACCTCTTTCGACAATTTCAAGAATTGAAGAATATTTATATTTTTCTCCATCAGCAGGCGGTTCATAGCTCATAGCCATCCGGCGAATGACCGAACGCGGCACGTAAGCGCGCCCGCTACGTTTTTCATTATTTTCCAGACATTTCTGTACTCCTGGATAAGAAAATACAGGGATAATCTGAGTATCAGGATCAAGATGAAGAGCATTAAGAGTTTTATTGCGAGAGCGCTCATTTAAATGAGTTGCATCTGCAATAACCCAGCCTTCACCTTCAGAATCAAGAGCTTCCTGGATTTGCCGAATCCACTCTTTAAAAACATCATTCTCTTTTGAGAAATATTCTTCTTTTTCAGACACCATAGAAAAGCGAACAGCATCTCTTGATACCCAAATAGCATTGGGACGATTTTTTATAAAATTTTTAACCCAGTAAGACTTTCCCGCTCCGCTCGGCCCTGACATAAGTAAGAGAGTTTTCTGCTTCATCTTTATACACCCCTTTTTCAAAATTCTTTTTAAACTTTTCTACATCTTCAAGTGATCGACACTCATAGTGATTTATTTCTTCACCGCAATATATACAAAAGAGTTTCTTAAAATGACCTTTCCCATGCTGATGTCCTTTCTTTCTCTGACATGGGATGCCTTTGCGGCCACACCTTATACAATAAAAATCATGAGTTTCAAAAGATCTCGTTCCTCGCGCCATTTGAGCCTCCTCTTAATCATAAATTGCTTCAGGGTCATAGTCCTTAGTATAAAACTTATGCTCTTCAAAAGTGTCAAGGTCAAGTAAAACTGTGCAGTTTGTATAAAATGCTCCATTGTCAATGCAGCATTTATGATGATCAGCATACCAGTAAGCAACTGGCAAAGTAGGAAGCTCATATGGCCCACGACTAAATCTATGGAGATCATCTACAAGATATTCAATAGGCGTATGTCCATGAATAGAAATTGCATCTTTAAGAGCTTCATGCGGCCATCCATACATAAAATGACTGCGATCCCAGATAAGATCTTCATCTACTGGAAAATCATCATCGCCATATGGAGTAAAACCAGCGTGACTCATAAATATCTTTTTCCCATCTTTATTTGTATATTCAAGATGAGTTGGTAATGCTTTAAGTCTACGATAATATTTTAAACGAGTTCCTTCATCTTCTTTAGTCCAACCAGTATAAGTAGGTATCCCACCATTCCAACTTAAAATTTGAGCATCATGAGAATAGAGAACACTATCTCTTTCCTCTACTGGAAGATGATAATAAGTTGTCATGACTTTAATAAGCATATCTTCATGATTTCCCATAATTACTTTAAACTGGGGATCATCAAGAATAGCTTTTACCGTTTCCCAGCAATCAGTGCCACGATCTCCCATATCGCCTAAAAAATAAACTATATCATCAGGCTTGAGGAAATCTTTAATCTGTCTATAAAGTTCTATCATTCCATGAAGATCAGAAACAGCATAAACGTGCCCCATATTAAAACACCTCCTTTACCGGCCTCCATTTAACTTTAGTCCAATCGGTAGTGTCATTTTTTACAGCATCAATGTCATCCCAAACTCCAGAATCCTGGACAATAAAATTATTGCCAGCTTCAAAGAGTTTCCATCCAGTTCCATAGTTGCTAACTTCAAATCCATGATAAAGACCAGTTTTCTTATCTCTGATCTCAATCCAGCATCTTAACTCTCCACCAGATCCATCTTCAAACTCTTCCCAGTTCGCATCAACCTGATGAACATAGAACCGGCCTCTCCAAAGATTATCTTCAAGTAAATTCTTATTCAATGCCCGAGTATACTTATTGATCTTTTTCTGTGCCTTTTTGCGAAGTTTCCTCATAAATAACACTTCCTTTCTTTATTTTCTATATATATTATAATATATTTTTATAAAAAAATCAAAGGAGAGACTATATAGCCTCTCCTCTTTATATTATTCAGCGTTATCATTGAGTGATAAAATTGGCATAGTGTCTCCGCCCATAACCTGGGGATAACTTCCATTCCACTTATCAATTTTCTGCTTTTCAATTAGCTCTGGAGTAAGTGAATCTGCAATTTTCTTATTTGCCTGAGCTTCAGCTTCAGCTTTGATTTTAACAGCTTCAGCTTCACCTTCTGCTTTAATCTTAGCTTTTTCAGCATTAATTGTAGCTACTTCTTTTTCCTGTTCAGCAGCAATAAGAGCGACTTCCTTATCTTTCTGAGCCTGAACATTGGCAGTTTTCTGTTCGATCTGCGCAAGTTCAAGTTCCTGCTGTGCATTTACTTTACGCTGCACAGAAGCTCTTGTCTCGTCATCCGCATTAATATCAATCAAACTAACATTTTCTACAACAATTCCATAAGGCTCAAATTTTGCAGAAATATATTCTGACAATGCAGCATTAAGATTTGCGCGTTCATCACCAAGAATTTCTGTAACAGGATACTTAGCGGTAACTTCTTTTGTCCATGAAATAATATTAGGCTTAATAAAACTATCTCTTACATCTTTACCAGACTGTCCTTTAAAACGAGTAAATAATGAAGTAACTGATTCGGCATCATATCTATAAGTAAATGTAAGATCAACTCTTAGTCCTTTACCATCTGAACTAGGAACCTCAAAACTATCATCGCTTCTTGAATCTCCATTTTCACCAGCCGTTAAATAACTTTGTTCAATTCCAATAGAGTAAAGAGTAACTGATTTTGTCGGTCCTACCCAATGCCACCCCTGCGTCAGTACTTTCTCTTCAATACCACCATTCATATTATAAACGATACCAACATAGCCGGCTGGCACTTTCTTAGCACCAGAAAATCCTATAATCAAACCAATTACAATAATTACTGCAACAACAATACCACCAATAAAACCATTTTTATTTTTCGTCATTTTCTACCTCATCAAACATAGCATTTTTTGCATCATCTTTAAATTTATTTGTTATTTTACCAAAGAAGCCAAAAGTAAAGGCTAAAACAAACCAAAGTCCTCCAGCTCCTAACAAAATTAATAAAACTAAAACTGGATTCATTTAATTTCCTCCCGAACTTGCATTAAAAGTTGTCCGAGCATATTGCGACCATGATTGCCGCACTTATCACATTTACAACTACCCCAATAGTTATCGTGCCACCAGTTGCCTTCTACCAAAATAGCATCTCCAGTGGCAAGGAGCTTTTGCCGAAGATTAGGATATTCAAACTTTCCTTTAAGAGCTGAATACATAACTCCATTTTTAATTTCTTCCCAATCTTCTCTTAAATGAAGAGCACGCCCAAGTCTTTTTGCTGAACCAGGTGCCCTACAGCGAGCAATTTCTTCTCTCAATTTTAGATCTTTTGTTTTCATAGCTTGAAAATAATGCTCAACTGTAGGATACTCAATAGAAGCATGATTAGGTGGTTCTTCATGAATAGGGGAATAATAAAAATTACTTAAAAATTCATATTCTCCAGTAAAACTGTCTATTTTATCCAATTTCTTGGAATTCAAATTCTGCGTCATATTCTTTTATTAACTCTTTCAATCTATCTCTATTATTACCACAATTCATATAGGCTTTATTCATACAAGATGTACAACAAATACACCCTGAAACTCCTATAGAAGTTGGTACAAATTTATAATGAAAATTGCCACCAATCGCGCCCTGTTTTCTTAAACGAGATTCAAGATCAGGTGCATTATGCTGATTAGTCCAATGTTGCTCTTCCCATTCTCTAATAGCCTTTTGCTCTTGTTCTGTAATTGGAAAACCTCTATGATAATCAGCTTCCATAAGATCTCGATCGGATTTCATTTTCTTTAACTCTTCATTTTCCCAATGAAGATCTTTTAAAGCTTCATTTTCTTCTGCTTGCCGTTCAGCAAAAACAAAAACATCTTCAACAAGATTTTTTATCTCAGTTAAACAGTTATCTAAGCCTTGATAATCATGATATTTGCCATCAAGATATGAGGAAAAACCTCCTCTGAATACCTAAGATCTTTTCCAATCTGCAAAATTAAAACCTTTTCCCATATAATCTCCTTACCATTTACGTCGATTAAATCCTTCACTTAACCAAACACCACCAAGTAAACCAGCTACTCCTGTAGCAACACCTACAGCAAAAACAATTACATATTTCATTTATTATACCTCATGCATAGGAATACCGACATATGGGTTCCACCCAAGCATACATAATTCTGTATCAGAAATTGGATCATAATGATAAAACATACATTCTTCGCCAATGCAAAGATTAAAGGTTTCATGTTCAATAACTGGTACAGGAACATGATCTGGGCCAATTAAATCATAAGTAATTTCTTTATCTTTGCTAAAAGGACATTGACGAGGATTTTCTAAATTTAATTTTCCCATTAGTTTAAAACCTCCTTTTGAGCTAACCGGCCACGTTCAATAAAAAGTTTTTCTAAAAGATTATCATAAGAAGTGCTAAGAAATTGAAAATCTTTTTTAGAAATATAATTAGAACAACATCCTCGCATCATTACACTATAGTCAGCATCTGTTTCAGACATTTCTATAATGACAACTTTCTTACCTTTTCCAAAAGCATATCCAGCTTCCCATGCAGTACCTGCTGTTCCTTGGCGTCCATAGTCACAAACGACAACCCAATCGGCATTATCTATTGCAACAACATCAAGAGTAAATATACAACGCGCCCATTCGCTCATAGACATACCCCAAGCATTAGGAACACCATGTGCTTTTGGATCATAAAATGAAATTTTACCATATTTAGCCATTTCAGAAAAAACATGTTTAATTTCATTAACTTCTTTTTCTATATTAGGCTGCAGCCCCACTATGGGGGCCGCAATATAAATATTCATCATTCCTGATTTTCCTCAATAAGTTCCTGAGCTTCTTCCATATCAGGAGCCTCAGCGGTTGCTTTGACAATCCCCTCAAGGACTTTGAAGCTAAAGTTTTTATGTTTGTAAGCAGTAAATTTAGGTCTATTTACAATTCGACAAACAACCCCTTCACGCACATGAGTTTTCCCAACAGGGTCGGGTCCATCATAGTAACGTTCAGCGATCATACGAATATATTCTCCAGGAGTAATGTCTCTTTCTTCTCCAGTTTCAAAGTCGATTTCTTTTCCAAGAACATCTTCAGTAATAAAACCAGCCCAGAAAGGAATTACAGCTTTACAACCCATCTGTTCACAACGATAACGCATATAATCAGGAGTATATTCTACGACATCTCCATCCTCATTAGTCATAGTCATTCTATATACATAGAAATCATTTACAGGAACTTTCTGCTCAAGAGCAAAATGACCTTCATCATCTCGTCCATATACGGTTTTCAATCCGTCAGGATCACAACCATAAGAGAAACGAGTAATGTCACCATACTGTTTTACAAACTCTTTATCATTAAGTTT